ACTGGCTCCGCGATCCATGATGGGCTTCTTTAAAAGGCTTCGGCGAACTGCAATGAAAAGTTGTAGAACGCGCCTGGTGCTACGGCTGACTCTTGCGTGTCTGAAGACAGTGCCAAGGTGAATGGCACATTGCGAATGACCAGTGACGAACCGTCAGCCGGTACGGCCATCAGCGCAGGTTCAATCACCAGAGTGGCATTGCCATAGCCATCGCTGCTGGCATCAGCAGTGACCATATAGACCTTGGTCTGGCCTGAGATGCCAATGAAATCCCCCGCCTTTAAAACACCCGTCGTGCTGGCGTTCCAACCACGCGTTGACAAAGTTCGACCTTGCTGACTTGCCCCATTAACCAAGGGCGAGCCACTGGCTGTGCCCTGAGGCAACTTGTGCGCAGGCAGCACGGCCGTGAAGGTGTCCCACTGGCCTCGCTGCGACACAACAAAAGCCTGAATCGGCGCGAACTGCGCACGGGTTAAACCCACCCAGTCGGCCGTAATCACCCAGCGCTGCGCACCATTGGTGCGCACACTGCGGCGTAAGTTGTGCGAGATCGACACGCGCGTGGGCTGGTAGGACTGAATTTTGATCGCGCTGGGTGCGGGGGTCAGAGGAAAGGTTCCGCTCATGAATTACCCCGTGATTCCATAGCGTCCACGCATATTGAGCGCTTGGTTCACGATGCCAACAACCACCGCTTTGTTTTGCACCATAGCCGACTGAAAGCTGCGCGCATCCATGGCACTGACCGAGAAATTGATGTTGATGGGTGCTTGCGCGGTGCTGGCACTGCCGCCTGCCGCAGATGCACCACTGGGTGACTTACCGTTCGGGATGATCGCGCCTGCCCCATTGGGGACAAACCACTCGGGACCTTGCTCGCCCACGATGTAGGGCTGCCCACCGGCAACAGGGCCGCCATCGGCTTTGAACAAGCCCGACAGAAAATTGCCTGCGCTGCTGAACATTCCTGAGAGCGACAAGCCGCTGGTGGCTTGCGCCAAGGGTTTCATCACGCTGTTTTGCACCTGGATTCGGATCAGGTCCGCAATGATCGAGTTGGCAAGACTCTTGAAGTCAAGCTTGCCTGTTTGGACAAAGTTCACCAACGCGTCTTCCATGCTTTTAAAGGCATTGGTGAAGAGCCGCTCCGACTGGGCGGCTGCGCTGGTGACGTTGTCGATGTAGTTGTTGATTGCCTTGGCCGCACCAGTCTGCCAGGCATGCTCAGCGTCCCAGCGCGCCTGAATGGCCGCCACCATGACTGCCGTGGACTTGACAGCTTCGTCCCTTAACCGTTGCTGCGTGTCAATTGTGAGTTTGGTCCCACTTTGCTCGGCATCCCAGATCTGCTGCTCCACCGTCAGGAAGTTCTTACGTGCGGCTGTCGCAATTTCTTGATCCCTGGCGTTCAAGCCAATCAGGCTGTTTTGAAACTCGTACTGCTGATTGGCCAACTCCAAGCTGTGCGTAAAAGCGTTGATGTGTTTGGTTTCATCGAACTTTTGTTGGGCGTCGAAACGGGCGTTGACTGCTTGCACCAAGGTGGTGGTCGACTTTGCCGCCTCAGAACGAAGTCGTTGCTGAGCCTCTGTAGACAATTTGGAGCCGTTCTTTTCTGCATCCCAGATTTGCTGCTCCACGGCCAGGTAGTTTTTTCGGCCCTCAGTGGCCAATGCCTGGTCACGGGCATTGAGGCCAATCAGCGTGTTCTGAAACTCATACTGCTGATTCGCCAGATCCATGCTGTGAGCGAATGCGTCCACCCGCTTGGACTCGTCGGTGTTTTGAATAGTGGCAACCACATTCGTCACCTTGTTCATGTCTTCCAGACGGCCTTCTTTAATGGCCAACAGTCGGCCCTTTTCGACCATGGCTTCGTACTTGCCAAGTTTGTCTTTGATGGCCTCGACGTTGAGCGACTCTAAGTAGCTCTCAAAGGCGCTCTTTTGATTGCCGCTTTGGTCGGGGATGGCGAAGGCACGTTTGGTCGACTCCTCCATCTTTTTTAGCCCCGCATCGCGCTTGTCAAACTGCTCATCAAGTTTGGTGAGAAAGAGTGGCGCGGTCCAGATCTTGACCATGTCCTCATTGAAAGACTCGGCATGGCTTTTAAGGTCCGAGGTGAGCGAGGCAAAGCGACGCTTCACCGGTTCGAGTGAACCCTCGCTGATCATTTCCCCGCCCAGGCCATCAATAAACTGAAACACCGAAACGATGTCGGCCCCGGTAGCCGCGATGGAGTTTCCAGCGATGCGTATCACCCTGATACAGGCATCAAAGATGTCGATAAGTGCGGCTACGGCCCGGACCGCTTGTCGGCCCCAGCTTTGGATCACGTTGTCCTCATTGAGTTCTTTGGCCGTATCGTTCAAGCGCTGCGTCAGACTTCCTGCCGCGACCAACGCATCGGTAAAGTCGCGCATGACCGGAAGCAAGCCTGCCGCAATGGTGTTGTAGAGCGACTTCTTGCGTCCTTCCAGACGCACCAGATTCTTTTCATAGGCATCCGCCTCCGCCGCCATCTCAGATGTGACCTTGGCGTTCAACTCGCCAATATCGGCCAGATCCTGCATGAATGGCAGCAACTGAGCACCGCGCTTGCCGAGCAGCAATTGAGCGGTTGCCACCGCCTGCGTGCTGCTGTCCATAGAGTCGAGCTTTTTGGACAAGTCCAGCATCACCTCGCCCGAGTCGCGCAACTTGCCGGATGTGTCCGTGACCTCAATGCCAAGCATCTTGAACAGGTCGGACTGCTTTTGGCTACCACCGGCGGCCTCGAACATCGCCTTGGAAAGCTTTTGCAAACCCCCACCCACCTCTTCCAGGCTGGTGCCAGATAACTTGGCCGCCGACTTCAGACCCGAGAGGGCTTCGACCGTGGCTCCTGTTTTCTTGGCCATGTGGTCAAGTTCACCCGCCGACTCGATTGCGCCCTTGATGCCTTCTGCGAACGCATCAAAGGTGTAGGCCGCTGCCATGGCCATGACTGCACCTTTGACTGCATTCATGGCAGTTTCGGACACACTGCTGATCGTGTCCATGGCTTTTTTGGCCATGAACTCGGCCTTGTTCAGGTCGGACTCGAAGCGTGCGACATTGGCCTCGAGGCTGACCACGAGACTGGCGAGGGTTGCCATGGGAGATTTATTCCTTTTTACCCAAAAGGGCTGAGATCAAACGGCTGTGAGCCTCCACATCGGGTGGCGCATCTGCATCTTTTTCTTGCATTGGAGCTGCTGCCCGCAGTCCCGGTATGAAGTCATCGGCCCGAAACGGGTCTTGACCCTCTCGGCGGTGGACGTTGGCCAGCGTGGCGCAGACCTGTCCGAAACCAAAGTCTGCACGCATGTCTGGCAGGCCCTCAAGGCCCACAAATGCCATCCACTCTGCGACCTGGTGCGAACTCAGACTCCCGAGGAGCTGGTCTGGGTGCTGGAATCCAAGGGCAAGGCAGAGTCGGAAGTAGAAACGGCGCTCGGGACGCCGTTGGAGTTTTTTGTGAGTTCCTCCACATCTGCCCCCGACAAGCCGTTGAGTTTTTGCGCCACGGCAAACACACGGTCCAAGGCTGCACCCGATTTGGCACCGAGCAGATCGGCTTCTTCGTCTGTGAACAAGCGCTGTCCGGTCTCATCAATCACGGTGAGGCCCACCAGGCGTGCACGCATATTGGTGAGATCGACCTTGCGGTCTTTGCCGTCGCCCCGAACCATGCTGGCCTCAAAGGCATCACGCTCGCGCCCCGTGAAACTGCGCACCCGAACTGAGCCTCCCCACTCGGGTACGTTAATGTCTTCGGTCTGCAGGTCGTTCGCGGTCAAAATTTCGGTTTTAGAAAGAAGTGTCATAGAAGCCCTTGGATTGGTTAAAAAGAGATGAGATCAGGTACCTTCAGGCCCAGGAAACGGGACCAGAAATTCGTAAATCAAGAGAACGCCGGATCGCCTGATCTACAGCACCCAGGCTGTTAAATTTCTTCACATAGGCGGTGAAGGTGGCCGTGTTGCCGTTGGGGAGTTGCAGCTTGAAGTTTTTCAAAAGACTCGTGACCTGCGCCGTCATTAGCGCGATTTGCCCGCTGTCACTGTTGTCCTGGTCCACTTCTATCGTGAACTGGCCTGGATCGAACAAACCCAAAATGAATTCCTTAGCCGTTGAATCGAAATTGGTGCGGTCAATCTCTGAGGCTGCGCCGTCAAAACCACTGAAGCTTTTGACGTTAGAAATCTTGGTCCACTGCACAGGCGTTGCTGTGCCGCCGCTGACATAAGTGGTGAACCCCGTCGCGTCCAGTCCAGCCAACGTCACAATTTTTGTGGTCGGCTCGATGTACTGCACAACATAGCTGTTGCCGTTGAGTTGCGTGGTGCCCACGACTGCTGAGATAGTGAGCACATCACCTTTGTTGAGTCCTGTCACGGCAGACAGCGTGACCCGGCAGGGATTGGTCTGTGCGACGGCTGTAATGGTCAGAGCCGAGCCGGTAGTCGTACCAATACTGACCGTGGTGCCCTGCGCTGAAATGGCGGTGTTTGACATGGCGTTCTCCTTAAAGTTAGTGCCAGAGTGAAAAATCCAAAATCACCCGGTGCAAAAGCGCATCGGGTTCGAACTGGTCCTGCTCCATGAGCAAAAGATGAGTAATCGCGCTGGCGTCCAGAGCGGCTTTCACCGCATCTGCCAGCAGGGCAGCGCCCGAGTAAGTGACGTCAAAGCAGTCCACTTGCAGACGCGTGTTGTCAATCGGTGAGCCGTTGGCCAGGGTGTTCTCTGGTGCGCTCGAAACGCGGGCGTAGACCACATAGGGCTTTTGCACATTTCCCGGCGCGATATTCGGAAACACCCGTCCCCCGGCCACACTTGATAGGGCCGTAAAGATGTCCTGCTGAATCACTTTTTGAGTTCCTGCGCCGCTTGCTCAATCCGCTCAGCCAAACGGGTGGTGATGGCTGTGACTGCTTCGTTTTTCTTCACATCAAAGGCTGGGCGCAAAAACGGCTGAGCCGCCATCCGGGTCGTGCCAAACTCGACAAAGCGCCAGTACCAGGTGTCTTGCGACAGATTTCCCTTTTTGCCTTGATTGCGGTACTGCTTGCCGTGGCGAACCGTCACAAAGAAGGTTTGCTTTTGCTGATCTGAGAGTTCAGGGATCTGTTTCATGATCACGGAGCGCTTTAGGGTGCCCGGTGGTGGTTGATTGGGTCCCAACGCATTGATCGCGACAGGCGCCTTCAGCTTGGCTTCATCCCGAATCACTTTGGCACCTGCATAAACCGCTGCCCGCAGGCCGTTCTTTGCCAGGCGCTTGGGTAACTCTTTGAGCGCAGCAGCAAGTTGGTCCAGACCTTCGATCTGAACGTTTTCATAGTTAGCCATCGTTAGCCTTCATCTAGGCCTTCGGATGCCAGCAAAGTGATGACAGCATTGCGTTCTTCATCGTTGATGGCCGCGTGAATGTTGAAAATGCGTGTCCGGTAAAGGATCCTGTAAGCGGATACTTCCCTTGTGTCTGCGAAAAGCGCCTGGTACCGGACCGTGATCTGGTGGGATATTTCGCTTGCCATGCGCTGCGCGCTCTCAAGTTCACGACCTGTCAGCGGTTCAATGCCTGCCCAGAGGCTGGCAACATCAATCCAAGAAAGAGCTGGTCCGCCAAAGCTGTCCTGAGCCGTGCTTCGACGCTGAATTCGAATTCGACGCGTGAGTTGTCCCGATCGGATTGGGTTCACAAAGATGTCCTCATATGAACGCCACCTTGTAGGGATCCAACAGCCCATCAATGAACGGCAGCGGCTCAATTCGGCCTTTGCTCAGCACGGCGATTTCTTCCCTGTGGGCGTATAGGCTGCCAACACGCAACTTGATCCAACTCTTGATGCCATCGGGCACTTGGGCGGCGCTTCCGTAACCGGCATCAAAGGTGACCGTCACCGCACCTATTTGCGGCAGGCAGATCGGCCAGATCTGACCAAAGACTGGGGTGATACGTGCAGGTTCACACGCGGTGTCTACCGTGTACGCTGACGCTGGCATGACCTGCAGCGCGGACGCCATATCCAGGTAGTTGATTGACACCACCTGCTGCACAGGCGTCTTAGGTAACAAAATGGCGTGTCCTGGCAAGGTAAACGGCTGACCCGCAGGCACGCCCATCAAGGACGGCCCGGGGAAACTGTCCAGCACTTGTTTCCAGCGTGCGGTTATGAACTGCCTGCCAGTCAAGGTCTCTGCTGCTTGCCGTGCTGCCGAGATGAGCGAGGCAATCAACGTGTCATCCTCGTCAAAGTCCACCCGCAGATGAAGCTTGGCGTCTATCAATGACACCGGCTCCTCTACGGCTGGGGTGACGAGTTGAAGTGCCATTTAAATGACCTGTGCAACGGCTGCCTGGTTTTGCGAGTCCGCCGGTGCATAGCGCGGATTTACACCGATCAGTTGCGCAGAGGTCATACTGGCTGCCACACCCACGGTGACTGAAAGCCGCACAAAGCCAAACCCGTTGACCGTGTCAAGTTCTTCAGGCTTGACGTTGATCAGGGCCTGGCGGTTTGAACCACTGGCCGCTTGGGTCAGTTGTGTGATCGATTTACCGGTAATGTCTTTGGCACCAGTACCAGAACTGTCAAGCGCCTGCTGCAGCTTGGCGTCCAGCGTGGCACTCGTTCCAAGCGCACCGGTTTGCACCTCTGCCAAGAAGCCGTGGTAATTGGCCACCGAAATCCACCCGGTTGTCGCTGCTCCAGCCGCCTGATTTGAAGGATCGATGGTGGCAAGAACGGATAGCAACTCGCTTGCTTTTGAATTGGGAAACATGGTTCTCTCCTAAGGTTTGAGGCTGCTTAGCGCGCGCCCAGTTGGATGAAGGGCGACATCGTTGCGCTGCCTTTGGCGGGCGTGATCGCCGTGGAAATCTTCGATTGACCATCCATGCGGAAGGTGGTTCGAAAAGCAGTGAGATCGGCATCGAAGTACAGGTGCATCGATGTAGCGGTCTGCATGCCACCGGACTTGGTGATGGTCTGGTAGTACTTCAGGTCCACCAGCAAGATGTCACCCTGTGCGGAGAAGGTGTTGGC